TTGCAGTAGTAACTACCCCATCTGCTATTTGTGGTGTACCAATCGCATCATCAGCCACTTTAGCTTGAGTTATTGCATCATCAGCAATATCTGCTGTGGAGACACCACCATCTAAAAGTGCAGTTGCGTTAATTCTATCAATTGCCATAGTTTTTTATCCTTTAATGTAATGCTACCCAAGCACTACCAGCGTATGCTTCGATTTTACTTGTAGTACTATTGTATACTATCATTCCAACAGCAGCAGTCAACGCATTACGTTGAGTTGTTGTAACTGTATTCAATGTCATTGCACCAGCAGTACCAGTAACGGCAATAGATGTTCCACTAATTGCTGTACCTGTAATTGCGGCAGGAGTGTTACCACCAATCACTGCAGCATCAATAGCGCCACCGTCAATATCTGGGGTGTCAATGTCTGGTGATGTTAAAGTCTTGTTAGTAAGTGTCTCAGTTCCAGCAAGTGTCGCAAAAGAACCATCAGACAATGCAGTGTTAAACAGAGCTGTTGTACCAGTAATAGTATTGTTTGCCAAGTTAATTGACTTGTTAGTAAGTGTATCAGCAGATACCAAACTTACCAATGTAGAACTTGCACCAGCAGGAAGTGTCAGTGTGTTTGTTACATTTGCACTATGTGGTTGTGATTGAATTTTTTGACCATGTGAGTTTGCACTACAATTTAATTGTATCGTTCCAACAACACCAGAGTTCGTTCCATCACCTCTGAATTCAACGATGTTATTGTCAGCGGTAATCTCCAACGCACCACCAGTTCCAGTAATTCCACCAGTTGTAAGTGTAGTGATTGTCTGCGAAGTTGCAGTACCACCAATAACACCATTAATAGTTGGTGCAGTCAAGGTAACAGTTGTTGCGTCTGCACTGATACCAGAAGTTAATGCAGAACCAGTACCAAGGGCGGTATAGACTTCTACAAAGTTATCATTAATTTTATCACCACCTGTACGAAGGTCATCGCCCGTTCCATCGTTGGCGTTCGTTCCAAGTCCTAATGCCTGATATGCCATTCGGTTTCTCCTAAATTCTTTCTTTTATTTATAACGCTTTATCAACTACCTGTATCAAAAGTTCCTGTTGTACTATCAAAATTAACTGTATTCTCATCGAATGATGTATATACAGAACTTGAATTCGCCCGTGTGTTTCCACCAGCAACACTTTCATCGAATGTATTGTTTGCATTGTCAAAAGTCATAAAGGTATTACTAAATGAATTGACTGAACCAGCACCACCACTAGAAACTCTTATCTCGCCTGGGGGTGGTACATTAATTCTTGTATTGAATGCTGCGTTGGGAATATTTCCACTTCCGTCCGATACTTGATTAATTCTAAATTGTCCAAACTGGTCAATAGTATAATAAGCACCATCATTGTTGTTTGTTCTTTGTTGTCTAGTTAAGCCTGGGTAGTGTGGTATTGGTAATGTGTTATCTAGTGGTGGAACTGCAAAAGCATATTGAGGTAACAGATTCAAAGTTCCCCCTGTAACATGAGAACCACGATTAATATTCATACTTACAACTACTGAACTTGTTAGTGTAACATCTCTTTTTGTGTTTGTCAACTCACTTGGAGATGCAACAGATGTTCCAGCATTAACTCTTGGAGTTGTGCCATCAGTCTTTGTACCCAACCTTCTACCGAAGATAGTAGTGAATAGGTTAGTGAATGTAGATGCAAGTTCTGGTGTGAATGTATCTGGTGATACACTGTCCCCAACTCCACCAGCAGTGATAGGAGCAATTCTTGCAGATACTTGTGATGCAAAAGATACTTCACCAAATACGTTCCAACCAGCAGGGTGAACAGAACGTCTAATACTTTCTCTCCACTCGTTGATTGATTGACCAATACGAACCACATATGAATAGTCTTGATAGTAATAACTATCTTGAACCTTCATAGTGTCAACAGAAATCTTACCTCTATCATTTACAAAATTACCAACAGTTTCACCAATAACTCCAACCTGAGAAGTTGCAAATGCTGGTGTTGCTTGATGTATTATAGCAGATGCACCAGTGATAGATGTTATCGTATCATCTTTATTAAATACATTACTCGTTGACAGTTCAAGTATTTTTCTTGCACTATCAAAATCAACTACCGTTGCATCGTGACTTGTAAGAGTATCACCGGCAACAAAAGTACCAGTAACATTTTTAACTAGGATATTTCTGTTGAGAACAAATGCTGGATTGGTCGTATAGTCCAAACCAAAGTTAGTAATTGATATACCCTCAACGTGTCCAACCATTGGAGCAATTGTAGATGCAGCATATAGGGTTGCATTACTACCACTAGAACTTGCACTGTCAGATACAAGAGGAAGTTTAAGAAAACCGTTACCACGATTAATAATATTAATCTTAGTAATCTCTCCAGCCTCAGATGCAACACTCAAGTCTGTAAAGGTTTGTGTCTCCAATACAATCTGTCCACCATCTTCCATAGTGAGATGGTCAAGTTCTCCAACGGTTTGTTCTTTGCTGATATATTGAATATCATCATCTGTAACAATTAAGTCACCGTCTTCTGTAATTAAGTTATCTGGTGAGGTTGCTTGTTCTAAAATAAATGCACCACCGACAACACCAATCTTTGCTCGAACATCGATACCTTGTGTGTCAGTTAAATCAAATCGTAGTTCTTCTCCAGCAGAATAACCAGTACCACCACTCTCAATAACAATCTCATCAATAGAACCAGCACCAGCAGATTCCACACGAGCAGTTGCAGCATTGTTTCCAGTATCACCTGTAATCCTTATTGGGTCTGAAGTATTATAATAAGCGCCAGAAACAGTGACCTGTCCACCAATAACAATACTCTTTACTGTTCCAGATATTTCTAGGTCTAAGGTTGTATCTGTTGTCGTAACAAGTTCACCTGTAATGAATGTTCCTGTTACAGAGTTCGCATCAATATTCAGTTCTGCAATCTGAGTTGCACCTTCTCTAAATTTAATAACTGTTGCGATAAGTGCTGTTGCACCAGAAGTAGAACCTATAAGTCTCTGTCCAATCGCTTTAGTGAAATCAGAAGTACCTGTTTCAATAATACGAAGAACATTGTCAGTAGACCACTGACCATCAGATGCACGAAGAATACTATCACGAGGATAAATAATTGTTGCTTCTTCATTGAAAAGAATTCTAAAGAATAACTTATGTCCATCTCGTGTACCCTTTGCAGCGTACATATCTTTAATGTTCTTGATAAGTTTTCTTTTTGCGATACCATCTGCAAGAGTATTAGGTAAAGACTCCATAAAGGAATCTCTAAACTTATCTAAGAAAGCATATACTGTATTATCGACATCTGCATATGCAAGAAGTTGTTGAATGTTCTGTACAGGGTTAGCACGATAAGATGATACAGTTGATACTGCACCAGTTGTACCACCAGTTATAGTTTCTCCAGTTTGAAATCTCTGTTGAGATGTAACAAACAATCTATTATTTGCATCAAAATCATCTACCAGTATCTTTGCAGTTGCACCAGTAATAGAACCAGTAATGGTTTCACCAGCGACAAACTTACCAGTTGAATCTTCTAGTACAACTCTCAACCCATCTTCTGATAGGATAAGGTTCTTGGTGATTGTCTCTTCAACCACATAGTTGTTTGAACCAGTGACAACAAGTTCTCCTGCTTCAAGGAACTCGTAATAGTATTTTAGGAATAAAGAAAATAGAGGATGGTCTGACTGAACGAACTCAGGCAGTTGGCTCTGAATATGTGGAGAGACTTTATTCTTTAGTGTTGGGTCAGACATTCAGTTTACCTTAATATGAAGATGACGTTGCGTAGTCAGTTCCAGCAGAAGAACCACCAGATTCTATTGTGTCATTCTGTCCAGTAATAATTGCATTAGCAAAGTCAATCTCAATCAACTGATTACGAACAGGAACAATATCATTAGAACTTGGTTGTGCCGTTACGGTCACACCAGCAGTCTCCGTTGACGATGTAATATTGAGAGAGTTTATAGTCACAACTCCAGTACTATAATTAACACTACCAATGTTTGTGTCAAGATATGTTTTAGTTGTACCACCACTTAGAGAGTATGCTCTTAGATTACCCATACCATCATCATCCATAAACATCTCTAATGTGCTTCCAGTTATTTTGAAACCTGTAGAAGATATAATAGTTGCATGACCACTATGTGGATTGTATAGAGGATTTGCATAATCTATAACATACCTCTGTAAAGTATTGAGTTGTGGAGTGATTGTTTTTTGAATAC